ACCACTAACACTTACCCATGTATATGAGTATGTTGGTAGTACTGCAGGTGATGGATAGTTATTTGAGGTAAAGTAATTTGTTCTAAATTGTTTTACGTTATAACCACTACGGCGAGTATTGAATAATAACATACCTTGTGGATATAGTGCTGGATCTGGTGCATCTAAATCTAAATAATCACTTTCAAGTAATGTTTCAATGCTTACTAGAGGATCATTCACTGGATCAACAGTTCCTACATTACCCCAACGAGCATCACTAAATAGTACACCGTTTTGACTGGTTTGATCGGATGTGTCAATACTTACCCATTGATTTGTACCATCAACCTGTTCCCAACGATATAGTTTAGGATAATTTTCTAAATCACCGCTATCGATCCACAAATCACCGTATACAAGTGCAGTACCGTCGCTTTGACCTGTTAATGGATCTGGCTCAGTAGGACTAATAATAGGTCCAGCTGGATCTGTGGTGTTAGTCCCACCGGCTGCAGGATTACCTGAGCTATCATAATTTACATTTCTATAACCATACCAATCACCATCTTTGTTTACCATAATATCAACTTCAGATGCTGTACTGTAGTACCAATTTGTACCGTTTGTTGGATTAGTTGCAGGAGCGCCTTCATTCGCAATATATGTAATTTGTTCCCATGCTGCCAATTGAACCACATAGTTTAATCTAGGTGTTCCGCTATAATATGCCCAATCAATAATAGCACCAAGACCGGTTACTGATTTTACAATAATAGATAAATCGTTTGTGCCATCTACGCCTCCGATATCAGATCCCTTAAATGTCACAATTTCATCTACAATGTAGTCAACACCGGGAGTGACTTTGGTTATATCATAGTACCAACCTTTATCTTGATTTGCTGCTATGCTGAAAGTTGCACCGGTACCATCATCAGAACTGCTATCTTGTGATACAGATGGATTAGTATACCCTTCTACGTAAGAATATGATGTACCTGCATCACTTAAACTAAATCCAATATCAGATAACATTCCATTACTTTGACCATCAACGTAGTCACTTAGAAAAATTATTCCACCCAATGTATGTTCTAATTGAATTGCACCAGAAGTAGTTAATGATGCGTTGGTATTAGGAATACCAGCAGATAACCAAGCAGTTACAAACTCAATTGCTGTGGTTGACCCTGATGGTATTGTATATACACCTGACCCTGTAACTTTTGCAATTAATTGGTTTAACGGATCGATTGTGGGGTTTGAAACTGATCCGGTAAATACTGAAGCTCCAATACTTGTTTTAGTCCAGTATTGTGTCGCAGAATATGGTGCTATATTAGATGATGTACCGTATGTAGCTACTACAGTTCCGACTGGAATATCACCTCCGCCAGCAGAACTCAAGTCTGTAACAGCAGTAAGTAATGATTGGTATTTATTAACTGTTTTACTTACCCATGTATCAGTAGATGCATTATATTGAGACATTAATTGATTCATTCCTGAACCTAACACACTAGTTTTAACCCAAACACTTCCAGTAGGATGCGGGAATATTTGACTTGCAGTCCATAATGGCATATTAGATGATGGTCCAAAAAACACATCAGGTGCAATATATTGTTTAGGTACAATACCCATGTCAGCTAATGGAGTGTTTGTACCTTCTGATAGTGTCAAATATGCATTCGGAGTAGGTTCACTATATGCTAAACTTAATTTATTATTAATCAGTCTAGCAGATAGATATGTTATATTCAATCCGTTAATACTAGCCGCAACATCTGTTACAGTATCACCTGAACCAATTGTAATGGTCACTGTTAATAAACCGTTAATGTTAATAGTAAAAGTATCGCCGGTAGTTAATATAGGATTTGATACAGTTCCGGTTACTACCGGTACAGATGCTTTCCAATCACTATCACCTAATTTAACCCAATCATTTTCTGCATTTTTATAGAAATAGGTAGAATTAGTATATTCACCACCTGTTATTTCAGTCGCTATTACTGCATAACCACCCACATTACCTATCACTGATATTGGATAATCATCTGCAATATAAATTGAATCTGTAATTACTAATGGAGTTTGATTAACAAACTTGCCGGTTGAACTATTAAATTCATAAATTCCCCACGCTGAATTTGTTGTATCTAACCAATATGTACCATCAGTTGGATCACCTAAAGGACGACTTAATGATCCAACTAAACTACCCAAATCAATATCTGCTCTTAAAACATAACAACGATTAGTAGCACCTAATAATGAATATGTTGCTAACAAGCCATATTCATTTAATTCGTAACCCTGAATTGGTGTACCGTTTGTAGTCTTGTAAAAGAACGGGGTACCAAACAAGTTAACCAAGTCACGTTGACTTGTTACTTGATATAATTTATTTGCATTTGCGGCTGTTGTTGCTGCCGCTACTCCTGTGCCTGCTGCATTAGCTTTGTTTTGCGCCGTTGCTAAGACTACAAGAGGAACTGAACTTGAGGCTGCTGGTAAATATTGACTCTGGTCAATGATTGTTACTTCTACGCCTGGTGATACTAGTGCCATGTTAAATTTCCTTTATGTTATGATTATGAGGGTTAACGCCCTAACGTACTAATATTTAGTACATATCATAAAAAAAGCACCAATAACCATACCTTTAAAGGTTTCTGGGTTAAATACTATATGATTAGACCCGTTTGCAAAGAATGCAATAAAAATCTATGTGCGGTAAATTATATACGCAAAGAAAAGACATACTATAGGAGTATGTGTGATGAGTGTGGCAGAAAGAAAAACAAGAAAAAGCCAAGAACACCAAGTTGGCAAAAAGCAGGGTATAAGAAAAAACCCGCGTGTGATGTTTGCGGGTTTAAGTTTTTGTATGTATCTCAGTCTACAGTTTACCATACAGACGGTAAACTTGAGAATAATCAATATACCAATCTACGAACTGTCTGCTTAAATTGTATAGAAGTTATAAAACGAAAAGAAGTCACTTGGCGTAAGGGTGACTTAGAGGTTGATTATTGATTCAACTTGAGTATGCAAATCATCTATTGAACCATTGTTGTTTAAGTAATAGTCATATGTTAAGCCGACACTACTGTACTCGCTTGCATGTACTTTTTGTTTGTCTAGTTTAGTTTTACTCAATGACCACAATGAATTACCATTTGGACCACGATTAAATGCTATTGCGGCATCATACCATTTAGGTTTTTCACCCCGCTCAACTCTTATTGAAGTGCCGCCGGCATTTTTGATAGCATTCACTTCATTGGCAAAACGACAATCAGTAATTACGATGTTGTCTTTAGTTTTACGTAATTGATTTTCTACACTTGCTACCCAGATATCATTGTGAAATCCATTGCGACAAACTTCTGTTCCCCATTGTTGCAATACCCATCTAGGGGTAAGTTCAGGTATATTTAATCGCTCACTCCACCACGGGTCTACTTGTTCTCTCCATTCCCTACTTGAGGTAGTAGTACCTTCGAGCATTTCGCGGTCCCAACCAAATACTGCGGAGCAAGCATCTTTTAACGTGCCTGCAAAACTAATTCTTTTATATCCGTGAAAGGTAGTGAGATAATTTGCTACTGTATCTTTTCCACTACCAATAAATCCTGTTACACCAATAATCATTAATGATCTCCTATAGTGTATTATATTACAGAATAGTGAAAAAGTAAATCCTCATTTAACCAATTATAAATGATAATGGTTGACTATAATCTACAAATCTCTTTAAGTCTTCCAATAATTGGTCTTGCATTGCTTTACCTTCAGCTTTCAAGGTAGTACCGTTTAATGTAGTTCCGCCTCCTGGGCCAGCGATACTAGCAAATTTCTCACGTGCCTCACCTAAGATGCTCAAACATTGACTAAAGGTCCAGTCACCAATCCAAACACCACTACCCGGATCTTGCAACAACACTTGTTCAGGTTTTTGAATGTCAGCCCATATCAATACTTGTTCTCCACTAGCTTTAGGATCACGAACAATACGCAATTCTTTTGTAACAGGATTGAAGGTGAATATAACAAAACCACCGAACATACGTGCGGCTAATTCAATATATTGAGCATAAAAGTCATAAGTTGCCAAACCACCTGCTTGGTTGTAATTTAACAAATAGGTATTAAGAATAGCACTACTAAAAGGGTCAAAACTACTTGCACTTGGACCAGTCTCCAATCCAATTGTTCTACGAAACAATTGTCTTACGTTAATGAATTCCGAAGGTAATGTATAAACATCTAAATTCTTTTCCATCTTTAACAAGGTGTAAGATTCTTGTGTTGAATTCTGAGCCCGTTGTCTATAAACTTTAACTGCGTATTGATATGCAGCCTCATAGTGTTCAGGATCTAATTCTACATCAACTATCCCGCCACCAAGACGTAAATTTAAATTTCTAAATAGGTCTTCTTTTAATTCGTCTAGTGTAGTACCAGCCATATAATTCTCCAGATAGTGTATTTATCTGGAGAACTGAACATAATCAAATATCGTTAGATTTGCGATTTTCGCTGTTGAACACGTTAAACTCACCACCGGGATATCGTGCTTTTAATTTCTCTACGTTCTCAGCAATCACATCATTAGGATCTAGGCGAAGTGCCCTGCAAGCATTGACCCAGTACCACATGATATCACCGAGTTCTCGTTTCATGTGG